TCAACTCTGACACAACAGATTCTTTCGGTACACAGTTCGGAACAGTCTTACCGTTCTTTTTCTTAGTCCCGACCATTTCATGATCATCCCAACAAGGATCGCTCTTCTCTGTCTTTACATTTGTTTGGTGTGATTTTCTTTGTTGTTTTATTCGCGCAAATGATTTTTCGCGATCATACTCTGCTTCCGCTTCTTTGTACTTTGCTGAACTACCTTTACCGCCGATAGGTGTCGGCGTTTTTCTCCATACTTCAGCGACCGGTTCTTCAGAGACATTCTTACCTCTACCATGCTTAACGAGGTATGACCCAGATGTGTCTTTATGGACAACGCCATTATGTGTCTTGGCGTGACTGTATGCAGTATTCTTATCGAATTTGCCCGCATTGCCTTTGTCCCGACCCTTCTCGCCTTTACCGCCTAGATAACCTTCTTCTTGTTTAATAATTTCTTTGTCTGTCTTAACCATACGAACCCTTCGCTTCCCCTTTTCATCTGTATACATTTCGGGTTTTTTATCTGCGGAGGTTACTTTTTCGTCGGCTCTCTTAATACCTTTTGCTCTGGAGTCTGCTTTCCGTTGATGAACGCTGGCCATATGATCCGTCCAATCGTTTTTCGGAGAATCTGCCGATCCGGTTCTTGTCTTATAATCCTTAGCGATTCTTTGATGAGAATCCTTAGAATCTTTCGCTTTGTCCAGATATTTTTTCTTCATTTCAGGAGAAAGTTCGTTAACCTTATTCATACCAGATCCTTGTTGCCTTTATGTTTCAAATAACCTTTTTTGGTTGATTTCTTTTTATCAGTATGCACTGCTGCTTTGTTAAACTTACTAGCATATTTTGCGACAGGATTACTACTTCCTTCTGGTACAGTTCTCCTGTTAACTTCCCTTGCTCGTTTCAAGCGAGCGATATCCAAAAGTTTATCGTGTTTTGATTTATCTGCTTGTTTTTCTTTAGATATCTTCTTCTTCGCGATCTCGACAGCATCTTCTTCTACTTCAACTGACTCTCCAGGGGTCATAGATTTTGCTTTACGAGTTGCTTCAGGCGTGCCCCATTCCGGAGCAGTGCCCATCGTTCCTTCTTTTACAACAGAATCAATCCATTGACGCGATATGTTGCCTTCGTCTAAACCGATGATGACGTAGTTAGTGCCGAGTCGCTGAATGTGACCTGATTGTTTTGATTTTGTAATTATAACTCTATCGCCAACTTCAAACAAATCGCCTTGAACAAACTTCTCTCGGATTTCTGAGACTGGGTTAAACTCACACCTTGTTTTAAATTCGGTCGCTTCTTTCAAACCCATGCCAACACGAACAGCGTTAAATAAAGATTTTGCATCTTTATTAGACATGCTTCTCGGCACGCCCTGCGAAAATTTCACGAAATCGTTAGTCTTTGCATGCGCGCGTTGTTTGCTTGCCGAGATACCGGAAACGTCGTCAGCGTCCGGATCTCTTTCGCCAGCAGAGACAACTGTGATCTTTTCGAAGTTGTAGAAACCGTGACGTGCTTTTGTACCGTTGTATTTGTTTAACAGAGTTTGAAACTCGGTAACTCGATCTGACCCGACTACCATCGTGACTTTTCGATACCCTTGGTCGTAGAGGTTGACCGCAGCATCAAAAACGTTTTTGACTTTCTTATTTGATAAGATGTTTCTACCGTGTTTCGGGAACATCTTTCGGGAGAGTTTAACTTTCTCAATATAGGGGATCGGATTGCTTTTCGGATCTTGCGATTGAGATAAGAATATTTTGTATGGATTTTTCTGAGACTTTCTAGAAATAGTATCTAAGAGTTTTTCGTGTCCGGTGGTAGGGGGATTCATTCTACCAAAAGTGAAAAAGATTTCTCTATCTTCTTCGACGAGAAATTGTTTAAATGACGAAATAGAATTCATTGTACCGTATCCCTTTTACTTAGAAGAAGATCTTCTTTCTTTATCTAGTTTTCTAATTGACGGGAGGTTTCGTACAGCGATTCGGTCGATACGACCTTTCATTTTCTCGAGTCGTTTTTCGATTTCTTGCCGGCGAGCAGGTGGAACTTCAGCGCGAGACTTGCCTTTCGACAGTTTCTTGAAGACCTGATTCATCGCATGTTTTCTTGCACGCTTCTTGAGGCGAGGAAGGTCCGCCGCTTTTTTAGATTGACGTTTTCGACCAACCTTGAGGCGGGTTTTCATTTTACGCATCTGACGACCACGCGCGCGCCTTTGAGAAAAATTCAGTGCTTCTAACTCAGCTTCTGCTTCTTCTGCTGGACCGCCAGTACCATTCGTCTTGCGGCGCTTCTGTACGCGATAATTAGTCAATTCATCTTCGCCTGGTCGATACTCGACCGTCGTGAAGTTTTTGAAACTCATTGGTTTCGGCATTTCGCTTTCCTTTGGTTCAATCCATTTATTAACTTCTGGAAGGTGTATCCCAACCTTTCAGAATATTAGGGGAAAAGTTGTTGTATGAAAATTCCATTCTGTCAACAATCTTTACCGCGTCACCACCAAGTTGATCAATAGCGACGAAACCTTCTGCTCCCGTCACTTTAAACCCTCTTTTAGTTTTTACAAAAGTATCAATATCTTGCAATCTATTCAAGTTATTTATAAGTTTTAATTTCGTTAACACAATCAATTTCTGTAGTTTAAATATTCGCTCTAAGTCTGCCTTGTTAGCGACGCTAAAGAACGCAAGCAGGTCGTCGAGTTTCTTTTGTTGTGTTGACTTACCCGCATCAGTTTTTCTTTTATCTATTTCTTTCTGATATTTTTCTTGTATAAATGCAATACAGTTAGCAACTAATTTCTTCTCGTTTTGCGTATGCATGGAAATGCCTTTCCTTACAAGAGAGTTGCTGAATGTCTCGATATGTTGAGCCAGCATTTGATTCTGTTCTAGTTGCCTTAGTGCTCCGCCTGATATCTTATTGAATAGAACACCGATTTCAGTCAGCATTTTGTTGACGTCTTTTGTTTCTTGAGCGGACATAGTTGCTTTTGTTACATCCCGCAACATAGCATCTTGAGACCAGACGGAAGAAACTTTCTTGAGCGCCTTAACGTTAACGCCATATGATGCGCGCATAGATTCAAACGTTTTCCCTTTATAGGTTGTGTGCCAAACAATGCCGATCTTCGCTTTGATGACTTCTTGCGCTTGATCATATGGCACGGCATAGACGATTGTGTTCGGGTGGAAAGTTACATACCTCTGCCCGTCGATCCGTTTTACCGTTTTATCGCCTGTGCCGAATAGGAAGTCACCCTGTATCACATCTTTGATACCGAGTTTACTTAGATGCTTGAGCGCTTCTTTTAGTTTCGCATTTAGGTCGCCCGAAGTGTCTTCATCAATGTCAGCATCAGTCTTATAGACCTTGGGGTTCTTATTGAAGATACCTTTCTTGGCGACGAAGAACTTACCATCTCTCGGATCGGTTCCTGCAAATACTGCCGGTGCGCCGTCCCACTTGACAGACACCTTACCTTCTTTTTTCCCTGCGAGCATATCGCGCAGGTCTCTAAGGGCAAAGATCGCTTGCCTAGTACCATTAACACCGCCATAGAGAACCTTATCCTCTATGTGCGTCATATGGGTGTTTTTTTGCTCTGTGATAAAATTTTTAAAATTTTCCATTATACATTATCTATTAAAATAATATCAAAGATTGCACCAGCGCCGCATGTATTGCCGGACTGCGCCCGAATCTCGATATCTGTTTTTTCTGTAAACCGCAGAGGCACTGTATATTCGTATTCAAACGGAACGCCGAATGTCCCGAACTGCCCTTTAACGTTGAACGCTCCATTGAATGGTTTCGCCATTAACTTGTATTTGACATCAGTAGATTTATCGACGCTGCATTGCAGTTTGGTTAGATAACCTGTTTTGCCAGCGGGAACAGTATAGATCGCCATCAATGTTTGCCCGTTGTCGGCGAGTATTTTTGCTGCAACGATACTATCCACAGTTATTGTGATATCATGTTCGTTAGTATCGGCACCGGTTGGTGGGACAATAACCGACGCTCTGAAGACCCTAATGAACTGAGCAATACTCGACGAACCGACTGCTACCGCTTCAACGATTAGGTTGTAGTTCTCGTCGAGACCCTGAATGCTAATAACTGCCCCAGGAGCGTCGCCCGTGACTGCTGCAACGGTGGCGTTGGTTGGATACGCATATAAGTTAGACCCGTCCCAAATACTTTCGAAACCATTATTGCCGAGGTTTACATTGAACCCAAATTTGTTTATTGCAGAATACCCTTCAACCAAACCTGCTGCGAGGTTTATATTAACTAGAGACCCACCGTTGTTAATTATATTGCCGTCTTTATCTGCCGTCATAACAACTTCATAAAGATGACGGTTGTTAAGCATTAGTTGTTCTTTGTTTTTGTCAAATTGTGCCATTTTACTATTCTCTTATTTGTTGATCGCGAAAGAATACCGCACGATATCTTCAACCGTTTTCTCGAACTGATCAAGTTTTATTGTGTTAGGTCCATCGCTCGGCGCGTTATCTGGGTCGTGATGCACTTCCAAAAAGAAGTTTTCTATTCCGAGCGCACTGCCGCTTCTCGCTAAACCAGAAACATAATCCCTGTTGCCCCCAGAAGCAGATCCTAGTCCTCCTGGTTTTTGTACAGAATGTGTTACGTCAAATACAATCGGGTTGTGATAATTTTCCATCATATACTGCATCCCAGTAAAATCAACAACAAGACTGTTATACCCAAAACAGGTTCCTCTCTCTGTTATCCAAACATCTTTGGCGCCAACAGTTTTACTTAGGATGTTCTTAACATCCCATGGGGCGAGGAACTGTCCCTTCTTGATATTAACCACCTTCCCCGTTTGACATGCTGCTACAACAAGGTCAGTTTGCCTACACAGGAATGCGGGTATTTGCAAAACATCAACTACATCGCCGAACCAATTTGAAATTCTATCAATTTGTTCAACAGTATGAACGTCTGTTAGAATGTCGACGTTCTGTAAAAATTTGATCATCTTAAGATCCGCCAGCGTCGAATCTAAACCAACTCCGCGTTCACTGTCAGCGCTCGATCGGTTTGCTTTATCATAACTGGATTTGAAGATGTACTCAACTCCATGTAAATTACAAACACGCTTACACTCTTTAGCGATTTCTAAACTCTGGTCAAAGGTTTCGTGTTGGCACGGACCGGCGATTATTCTCATCGTATTCCTCTACTTGTATTTGAAGTCGCACATGAGTCGAGTCGGATATCCGTCCTTTCCTTGTGTATCTCTGATATTGAGTTTAAATGCATACGTGGGCGATTCCACTTCATAGTCGATCCGCCGCCCAGTTCCAGTCTTGCCTCCATAATATATGGTCGCTGTTGTTATTTTAGAGGCAGTGTTTAATGCCTTCCTATCCATTTTCTTAGATTTAATTTGACCAGAAAGTTTGTGTATGATATGATACCCCTCGCCAATTCCGGTCTTCAATAGTTCATCGAGGTTCTTCGGGCGAACGGTAACTGGCGAAATTCTCCGCTTGATTTTGCCATTGAACACATCACAAAAAAGGTCAGGGTCTATCTTAAATGCTTTTAATAATTTCAGTCCATCGCCCGTAATATTGTATGATTTAATATCGTCGGGCGATAGGACGGTTCGCACGCCGACGTTGAAGAATGTGACTGTCGTGCCGAGTTTTAACGATAGATAGATTTCCTGTGTATCAGTATGCAACGTGATATCAGTAACCGATTTGCCAATATTATATCCAGACCCTTTCGGGTTTGCTAACTTGATCTTAGGAGAGTAGATCAGCGGACGCTTGGTGTTTTCGCCGCCAACAACATCAATCTTCAGTTTCTTGCTTTTTTTGAGATTGTAGGTCTTATCTAAGTCTTCAATCGCTTTAAGCATTTTAGCATCAGAGACTCGTTCGCCTTGCCACCATTTAAGTAGCGCGTCAGCGAATTCAGGTTCGAACAAGTTGCCCCTGTTGTTTACCCCGCGATTACCCGAGGAACCGTTTCCGAATTTCATCTTCACGGTCTTCAGTTTGGTCGCGCTTTCTATTTTCTTTATCGTCGTATCTTCTTGTAACGCTCGCGAAATATTAACGCTATTCTTTTTAGATAAGTCGAGGTTAATCGGCGCATCAATCTTGGGATATTTGTCCTTCAGATACTTGAACAGAACATACAGTTCGCCCTTGGTCTCGGGCGCGTGCGACTTAGTCTTACTTCGCAATTCTGTTACGGTTTTCGGAAAGAAATCGTACGGCATCAGAATTTCACTTGTTTCTTGACAGTAATATCAGGAACCAATCCCATAAAAGAAATCACAGAGCGCACGCCTTGTTTAAACAACGCTGAAACTTTAGACCATGCTGAAGAAACCGTGTTCTTGATTTTTCGGGCGATCTTTGCGAGGTTTACTTCTGAAATAATTTCCAGATCACCATACTCGGTTGATTCGTCCATGGCATCAACGATTAACGAAATCACCGACCAGAAGTTATACTCCCCAGTCTTAACGCCCTTCAGTTTCCTTGAAGATGTCTTAAACCGTGCTTGTAATCGCATCTTGTCAGCGATACGCTCGCAGTATCCATCATCCTCAACGCTGTGTACCTGAATGCTCTTCCCGTCATGAGTTGAGACCAGCATAAACTCCGCAGCAGAATTACTATCTTTTCCGTATTTTTGGTATCCGGACATCGCTTCGCGCGCGAATGCGATTTTAAAGTCTCGGTTGTTTTCGAACAATGTTCCGAGTTCTTGCATCGCCTCTTTATGCGCTTTCTCGCCTTTGTTGACGATTTCGTTTTCGCCTGATTTAATCAGAGGTCTCAATTGAGAAGGCGCTAGAGTATTCGTGACGAACCCTTCGATAATATCTCGGGTCTTAATGAACTGAGGATCTTTAACCAATTTTGCGGAAGATGTATTAACCGCAGAATAGAAAGTTGCAGTTGATTCTGCCTTACCGCCAGACATCAATTGCGCTAATCCAATCTTCAAAGAGATTCTCATATCGCCGATTAAGATATCTGTTTTTGGTGTGGTATCACTACCACCGTGGGATTTCCAAAACGGAGTCAGCGAGCTTTTCGCTCTGCCGTACTGTTCTGCTTTTTTGCCTTTCAGTTTGGGATAATTTTTAAGGAGGAAGGAAGCGACGCGCTTGCCAGTTTCCATAGCAACTGGGTTCGCTTGTATAACTTTAAAGACGCTATCGCTAATGCCCATTTCGGACGGGTTTGCTTTTTTGTTTTGAACTTCATAAAACCCAATGACGATTGCTGCTTCATAATCTTCTGCTTTCAGTTTACCTTCAGACAGAAATGATTTAAATGTATCCATGATCGTTTTCCTAATTCACTGGTTCTATTTATATGATTAATATCTCGGATAATCTCCTGTGTCTTCTTCTCTCAAATCAGTAATTCGCTGCACGATATCTTGTTTCTTCTTCTCGGAAAAATCATCCCAATCGACAATTTCATCGAGGAAACGATAACACCCGACACAGAATTTACTCCATGTCGGATCTAGTACGCAAACGCCAACGCAAGGCGATGGGGTTTTACTTTTCATTATCGTACAATGATGCAAAGTTTCCACGCGAATGCGGAAACAATAATAGACATGAACGATAAGCGGGGATCGTTCTCATAGATGATTGCGACAGTTGGTATAATTGTGAACTCGTTATAATCTTTCCAACTTTTTTCAAAACCAAACTCGACAGTCTTATTGCTATACTTCTCTAACAACCTCGTAGCACCTGAGACTATCTTCTTGCTTTTTTCTTTTGACATCATTACCAAGTTTGTTACCGATAACTGTTCCGAGAACCATTGTCGCATCATTTCCTCCGTCAATTTTTGCACCTAAAATACCACCGAGAATTGCGCCAATCGTACCTTCCATTGACCCAAATGTTTTTTCTGAATATCCTTCAATGATACCCAATCGCTCTGTCTTTTGACGTTCTTTAACCGTCTCCTTGACACACACTTGATCGGGCG